CTTCAATATCAAGACGTGGATTGGGACTTAGAAACACTGGTAGTCTAAGTAAAATTATCTTCCTATAACTCAACGTATAAATAAAAAAAATTCCTTTTAACAGGTAGTAATGGCGGCTATTGTAACGGATCAGTTTAGAATCTTAAATGTCAATAATTTTATTGATTCCGTTGAGAATTCTAATAATTCATATTATATCTTTACATCTCTACCAAATCCAACTTTACTTGTTGGGTATGGTAGAACATCTGATTGGAATACCAACACTGCTGGTCCTCCTAGTCCAATTGATAATTTTAATTACAGCAATCATGCTTATGATACGATGCTGTTTGGTAGAAAAATTACTCCTGCCAATATTCGTAGAGTTATTAGAAGAGTTGATTGGGAACAAGGTAATGTATATGAACAATATCGTCATGACTATAGTGTAAATAATCTAACACCAACAACGGGATCAACCAGACTTTATGATGCAAGATATTATGTAATGAATTCTGATTTCAGAGTTTATATTTGTATTGAAAATGGAGCAGTGCCTTCAAATCCCTCTGGAAATTCATCCCAAGATGAACCAAATTTCACAGATCTAGAACCAACTAGGGCTGGTAATAGTGGTGACGGTTATGTTTGGAAGTATCTGTTTACAGTTGCCCCAGCAGATATTATTAAATTTGACTCAACTGAATATATTACTTTGCCACCAAATTGGTTAACTAGCATTGATCCACAAATTTCAGTTATTCGTGATAATGGTGATTCTGAAATAAATAACAATCAGTTAAAAACAGTTTCAATTAAGAATGCTGGATTTGGTTATGGTCTAGGTCTTGATGTTGAACTAGATGTTCTTGGTGATGGAGTTGGAGGAAAAGTTGTTGTTTCCACTGATACTAGTGGAAGAATAACTAATGCTCAAATATCTGCTGGTGGTAAGGGATATAGTTACGGTGTTATTGATCTTGGTCCTATTCAAAGTGGTAGTTTAACTGAATTTGCTGAATTAATTCCAATTATTCCACCATCTAAAGGTCATGGATATGACATATATAAAGAACTTGGATCAGAAAAAGTTTTAGTTTACTCACGTTTTGATGATTCAACTAAAAACTTTCCAACAGATACTCAATTTGCACAAGTTGGTATTGTAAAAAATCCAACATCTCTTGGATCTACATCTAATTTTTCTTCTAATGACTTTAGTGCAACAGGTCAAATTAAAGTTGTAAATCCATCTGGCAGTTTAGTTGTTGGTAATACGATTAAGCAAATTGTAGGAACCACAACAGCTGTTGCATACGTTGCATCTTTTGATGAAGAAACAAATATAGTTAAATATATTCAAGATAGAACACTTTACTTTAATAAGACCACTGGGACACAACGCGATTATATTGGTGTTACTTCTGAATCAAAATATGCTAATTTTGAATCATCTGCAGAATCTATCACAACAGATGGTGGATTCTCAGCATCTGTTGACACCTCATTTACTGGAATTACAACAATCATTGGTAACAACGTTATCAATCTAGGAGTTAATTTTACAGATGGAATCGCAGACTCTCAGATAAATAAGAGGTCAGGTGAAATAATATATCTAGATAATAGGCCAACAATTGCGAGAAACTCTCGTCAAAAAGAAGACATTAAAGTAGTACTGGAATTCTGAAACAATGGCACAAAAGACAAATCTAAACACAACCCCATATTTTGACGATTTTAACGAAAACGATAATTTCTATAAGGTTCTGTTTAAGCCAGGGTTTCCAGTTCAGGCCCGAGAGTTAAATAATGCACAGTCTATTCTCCAAAATCAAATTGAACAATTTGGAGATCATTTTTTCAAGGATGGTTCTGTTGTAATTCCTGGTGGACTTACATACGATAGTGAATATTATGCGATAAAGATTAATCCAGAATATCTTGGTGTTTCAGTTTCAACATATGCTAAAAGTTTTATTGGCACGGAAATTTTAGGACAAACTTCTAGAGTAACTGCATCTGTTGTAAATGTACTATTTGAAGAAGACTCAATCGATAATCAACTGACATTATATGTCAAATATTTAAACTCTAGTGAAGATGGTGCTTTCTCAACATTTTCTGAAAGTGAACTCCTTCTTGGAGAAGAGGATGTAACTTATGGAAATACAACTATTTCCCAGGGAGCTCCCTTTGCTCAGGTTGTTGCACAAGATGCAGCTTCTATTGGATCGGCAATTTCTATCGCTGATGGTGTTTATTTTATTCGTGGATTCTTTGTAAACGTATCTGCACAAACTATTTTACTAGATCAATATACCAACACTCCAACATATAGAGTTGGTTTAGAAATTATTGAAACAACTGTAAATTCAAATGAGAATACAAAACTATTTGACAATGCCGCTGGATTTAATAATTTCTCAGCTCCTGGAGCAGATAGATTCAAGTTTGAATTACAACTTTCCAAAAAATTATTAACTGATACAGATGACAAATCATTTGTAGAACTTTTAAGACTTGATGGTGGTGAACCCGATCAAGCAGAACCAAAAACTCAATATAATAAAATTAGAGATTATCTCGCAAAAAGAACGTATGAGGAATCTGGTGATTACGTTGTAGTCCCTATGGACCTCACTATGGATGAGTGTCTAAACGATGAACAGGGTAATGATGGCGTCTATGAGCGTACTCAAACCACTAGAGATGGGAATATACCCTCAGACGATTTAATGTGCCTTACAGTAGGTCCTGGTAAGGCATATGTAAGTGGATATGACATTGATATAACTGGATCAAGAGTTATTGATATTCCCAAACCAAGAGCGACTAAGAAAGTTGATGATTCTTTAGTTTCATTTGATCTTGGTTCAATTCTATTAGTAGAAAATGTACATGGTACACCAGTAATCGGTCTTGATAAGGATTCCACTCATGTAATTGATCTTTATGATCAAAGAAGAAATAGTACTACTGCTGGTACTGGTGAAAAAGTTGGTGAAGCTAGATTATATTCTTTTGCTCCAAGAAATTCATATTCCAATAATAATAGTAATTGGGAACTAAGATTATATGATATTCAGACTTACACTGAATTGACTCTGAATGAGGTATATCAATACTCTAAAGGTACTTATTTCAAAGGAAATAGTAGTGGTGCTAGTGGATATGCTGCTGAAGCTTGGTCAAGTGGTGATAAAGTAAAACTTCATCAAACTTCTGGAACTTTTGCTGAAGGTGAAACTATCAGTATTGATGGTACAAATGAATTTCCAAGAACTATCAAAGATATAATAGTTTATGATATTAATTCAGTAAAATCTGTATATCAGGACGCATCAACTCTTGGTTTAACTGCTGATTTTGTTGCAGATACACTTCAGAGAGGTAGAGTCGCTCCTAGATTTACTAGAAGGGATACTATTCAAGTTTCTGCTGCAGGAACTGTAACTTCTCCAGGTAATAAGTTTACTGGAATTGCAACTAATTCAATTATTAGATATCAAAATCCAGAATATGATAGAGTTGTATTCAACCGTGTAAGTGCAGTTGCTGCTGATGGAAATTCAATGACAGTTGTGGCCGTACCAACGGTCGCTGGTGTTGTTACTGGAACTCTACCATCTAGCACAATTGAAACTGGATTTAGAATTGGCGAGACAAGATTTGATCAAGGTGATAATGGGGGATCATTATTTTTACCATTAGATCAGGTAAATATTGCATCCGTTGATATTTCTAAATCAAATCTTACAATTTATGAGCAAATACTTGCACAATCAACAAATACCTTAGGTGAAATGTCCATCAACATTAGTAATGTTGGTGTAACAAGTTCATTTTTTGATGCCTTTGATGGTGAAAGATATGTAATAACATATTCAGATGGATCTACCGAAAACCTGAGATCTGAACAGGTTACAATTAATAATGATGGAACTATTGTCTCTTTTACAGGTCTAAACAAAAGTGAAAGTAATGTTACTGTTCTGGTAACAGCTAAAAAGAAAGGATTGCAATCAAAATTAAAAGAGTGGACAAGAAGTACAAAACTAACTGTAGACAAGTCTAAATTAAGGAGTTCTGGAATCACTACAGGAACAGTGAATGGAATGACCCATAACGCTTTCTATGGACTTAGAGTTGAAGACGAAGAAATTTCACTGAATTATCCCGATGTTGCTCAAATTCTTGCTGTATATGAATCAAAAACATCAGTAGCTCCAACATTAGATGCATTGACATTTGAAACTGGACTTGGATTGGACACCAACTCAATTGTTGGAGAATATCTTCTTGGACCCAATAATACTGCTGTAGCACAAATAATTACAAGAGTATCACCAATTAAAGTTGAAGTTGTATATCTGAATGATGAGAGATTCTCTGTGGGCGAAACTCTCACATTTCAAGAATCTAGAATTGAAGCAACTATTCAGTCAGTCCTTGATGGTAGGTATGTAGATCTAACTGAGCAATATGTTCTTGATGATGGTCAAAGACCAGATTTCTCTGATTATTCAAGATTGGTTAGAGTTGAAAATAAAGTTCCAACAAAACAATTGTTAGTTATTTTCAATCATTATACTATCCCAGATAGTGATGATGGTGATGCTTTTACTGTATTATCTTACGGTGCAGATAGATTCAAGAATGATATACCAGATATTTTTGAACCAAATAATTTCAATCAATTTAGTTTTGCGAGAGCGTCAGATACATTAGACTTTAGACCAAGAGTTGCTCCTTTCGGAACTGAAGCTGGAAAATCACCATTTGATTATGATTCTAGAGATTTCTCAGGTACTGGTTCTTCTTCACCATTGATTCCAAAAGACTCTGAAAGTTCTTTCCTTAGTTATGAGTATTATTTGGGTAGAATGGATAGAATCATTCTAACTCCAGAGGGTGAAATTGAAGTTGTTACGGGTACTCCATCTGACGATCCACAAGTACCTTCAGTTGTCGAAGACTCTATGACTTTGGCAACATTGGAGTCTCCACCATATGTTTATGACATTGAAGATACTGAACTAACTCTCGTTGATAATAAGCGTTTCACAATGAGAGATATCGGTGCTCTTGAAGATAGAATTGAAAATCTTGAAGATACCGTGTCTCTTTCAATACTTGAAAATGATACCAGATCTTTACAAATTACAGATGCTGATGGGTTGAACAGATTCAAAACTGGGTTCTTTGCTGATGATTTCACAAATGATGACTTATTCGATGAAGAATTAACAACAATGGTTGTGGATCCTGGTATCGAACAACTTTCATGTGAAGCTTTCCAAGTATCTTTAACTCCACAGTTGCAGTATCAAAAACAAAATGATGTTAATACTCTAGATCTATCATCTAATGATCCATTGTTAGATACAAATTGTCAAAAAACAGGAAATGTTGTAAGTCTAAAATATGAAGAGATTGAATATCTAAAGCAAGCATTTGCAACTAGAGTTGAGAATGTAAACCCATTCAGTGTTATTGATTATATTGGTACTATTAAATTAGAACCAGCACAAGATACTTGGACAGAAACTAGGGTTAAGAATAAAAAGGTAGTTAAGAAAAAGTTCAAGACTGTAAACAAAAAAAGTACAAACGTTGTTAATAAATTCAAGGTTGGAAAACCAAAAAATGGTCCGTCTTCAATGAAGACTACGACCAAGAAGAAAACAAAAGTATCAAAGTCAAAAGATACTAAAATTACCAACGTTTCTACAAAAATTAAGTCAAAGACTAGTCAAGCTAAGTATATGAGACGTAGAAACGTCTCATTCTTTGCTGAAACATTGAAACCTTTTACAAGATATTATGGTTTCTATGATGGATCCAAAAAAGTAAGAGTTCTTCCCAAATTGGTAGAAATTGACAATGTTCAAGGATCTTTCCAAGTTGGCGAAATTTGCGAAATTTGGAATAGAAGATCTCTAAAATTTGTTGATGGTGTAGGTAATCTAAACGTTGAAGATAAGTTTGATGACGTTGTAGATGATCCTAAGGGTAAGAAGTTTAGGAAGGCTCGTAGAAGAGCTGTTGTTAGACTTGCTCAACCAAATCACAAGTCTGGAGAGATTAAAAACCCAGACCAGGTATATACTTTTAATCCATATGATAGAGATCAAGACATTAGTAAGTTAACCACTTACAATAGTTCTTCTACATTTTTGAATTTAGATACACTTGGAATGTCTCGTCAACAACAAGGTAAGTTCTTTGGAAACTTCTGGTCAAATTTTGTAATTATCGGTAGAACCAGTGGTGCAGTTGCACAAGTACAACGAAAGAGGTTGATAAGTGATGGTGTTGGAAGTTTGTATGGAAACATTGCATTTGCTGGCCCAAAAAATAAGAATAGAAGATTTAAGACAGGAACCAAAATATTCAAAATAACTAATGATAATAAGGATACAGATCCGTTACCTGGAGCACTCACGCATTCTGATGCAGAAACTCCATTCACCTCTTCAGGGACAATTATCAGAACTACATTAACAACAACAATCAAAAAACTGGTAACAACCACGAAGAATGCGGTTACGACTGTAACTAAAACTAATGTCTTTAGGATGCAAAAGCTTCCACCTCCACAAATTATTGTGCGGCAGACCATCATTAATAGAACTATTATTAGAAGAGTAAGAAGGAGAGATCCTCTAGCACAGTCATTCACAACAGATAAGAAAGGTGCATTCATTTCTTCTGTTGACATTTATATGGCAACAAAAGACAACAAAGCACCATTGACTGTTGAATTGAGAACAATTCAATTAGGTCTACCAACACTACAACTTGTTTCTCAAGAAGCACAAGTTGTTCTTCAACCATCACAAGTGAATATTTCTGATGATGCTAGTGTTGCTACTAGAGTTACTTTCTCAGCACCAATTCCTGTTGAACCAGAAANNNAATATTGTATTGT